AACACCTTCTCCGTTCCGGATCCCCCGAGTTCGGTTGCTGTTTGAGTGTAAAGCTCTCCATTCTGAACATAAGTTGGACTGGAAGGAAGGCTATCAAAATTGATATTAGATTCTCCAATTAATCTTAGGACTGTGTCACGAAGCTGAATTGTGGAATTGTCAAATTCACTCAACATAGATTGAACCTTCAGTCCATCTTGCCCAACTCGGAAATAACTAAATTGTGAACGCATGATTTGAAAGCCACCATGAATCAACTCCGTCATTGGCAGGCTTTCAATTAAGGTTACTTTCGTCTCGCCCTGATAATATTCGTTTGAGTCCAAGAACTGCCGGCCACCCCTAAAGGTTACTATCCTAATACCTACCGTTGATGAGCTTACAGGCACGTTTATTGAATAACCTTGCTGCCATCCACCCTCAAGTGCAATCTCACGGCGGGGAAGTATGACATCTGCACCATTATCAGCAACGGTGGAAGCCGGAGTATAGGCATATCCTTCCCATCCCGAACCGTTGTCTATCTCTATTCTTATATAGGGTATCCAGGTAGCATTTGGATCCGGAGATGGATCGGATCCGTTAGCTACATCAAATTTGATAATCAATTGATGCTGACGATTATCATTGGCCGGAAATGAATCCGGGAATAATGAATTATCAGTAAATTCGCAGCTTGTTGAGTTTTCAGATGATGTCTCAAGCTCTAAAGAGCTAAATACATCATCATTAAATAATTCTGAGCTTGTTGTGGCAAAGGCATCTTTATTCTCAACATTTACGGTAGTATATAAACTGGAGCTTATCTTCTTACGGAGCCGGAAGCTCATATTGCCACTACTATTATTCTCGATAGCTCCTGAGCCTGTTTCCTTCCGAATAGCTCCACCCGTGAAGGCCCACCCCGCAGCAGTCACAGCACTATTATTCCAGGTGAAGATTCCGGAGCCGAGCGAGCCGGCGTTATCTGCCGTCCTCCAAAAATCACTGCCGGCCTGGAAGTTGAAGACGCTGCTTTGGATCTCCGCATTCGTCCCATCCCAAAGGAATCCTGCCGAGAGGTTGCCGCCTGCATCCATCGTGCCTGCTCGGAAATGACCGCTTGTGTTTGTGTAGAATCCTGTAGACTCTGCCGCTGTTAGCGATTGAGAAGCTGCCGAAACGCCTAATGCAAGGTAAGAATCGTTGAGGTAGAAGGTATCGGCCATGTTGGTGAAGTTTGCTCCATTGAGCGTAAGCGATCCATCCGTAACCGTTGCGTTTGTTGCGAACAGATCTCCAAAGAAGCCTTCCGTAGCCACAACGGTATTGGCTGAGATTACCCCTCCTGCATTAACTGACGGTGTTGTAAGTACACTTTTAACTTCATTATCATCAAGCCTGCGGCTCCAAATATGAAATTCATCAATGTCACCTCTGAAGTAGTTGTCTGTACCGCCTCTTTTAGCTCCCATGTATAAGAAAGATGTGGAACCCGTAGAAGTGAACCCACTTCCTTTGCTGTAAGAGGCGCTATTTCCATCGGAAAGGTCAAGTGTAATCGTCCCGTTTACTTTGCTATAACGAACTACGACCGTGTACCACGTGTCCATACTAATGCTTTCGGTTGTAGACCGAACCACGCTGTTGTCATTGTATTCAGCCCTGAGTGTATAAGGGGCACTCCCGGCATCAATTAAAAGTGCAAATTGCCCAAAGGATGTGTCATATATATAACGCTCACCTGATGTTCCACCGCCAAGCCCCACAAACCGGAAGCTCACTGCAAAGGTAACTTCATCTTCACCGCTAAGATCAGTAAACGACCCACTGTAATAGTCGCCGTCCCAATAGCCACAATTTCCTGCAATTCCATCATTAAGGGTTAGGTTTGATCCTGTTAATGGGTAATTGTTAAGCGAGTCAAATCCATCAGCATTTTCAAAATGATAGCGAGCCACAAGATTTTGATCACTCACCCTCGGAAGGGAATTAACACTTAAGTTCGCCCCGTCAATGTCTACGCCTGACTGAATCTTGATGTTTCCTGAGCCTGTGTAGGTGATGCCTGTAGCGCTTCCGAATTGAAAGGCTCCGTTGTCGTACCAATGATCTCCGTTGCCTGAGTAGTATATGCCGTGCAGCCCCGTCCCGCCTACATCTTTCCCTATGGTCATAGGTGAAGAAGCGTTCACTGCCAGATAACCCGAAAAGGCTCCTTGATTACCTGCAATAGTGGGGCTTTGTATAGTTGTTTGGGTAATTTGTGAGCTTTCTATGTAGGTCGGAACATCCCCAAGTGCCGCAAGGTTTGTAGGGATGTTCGATAGATTTGTGCCCCATGTTGCCCCTACAGTAGCGTTCGATTCAATGCCTGCAAGTTTAGCTCCTTCCGTTGAATTTATATCTGAAAGTGAATCAGGAGTGTCATTAACCTGTTGATAGCCGATTGTTACAGAAGGCGCAAAAGTTACATTTCCTGCAGCATCCCATGCTATATTCCCACTTGCCAAAGCTCCTGAACCGTCATTCTGAATATAAGAAGTCCATGTGCTTCCTGAGTAGTACCCAAAGTGCGTAGCCGATGCAAACAAGCCTGAACCGCTCGGGGTATCCGCAAATCGAACAGGAATGTTGTCAACATTGCTTTCCCAATCTACACTATCCGAGGTTGCCAGCGCCCCTGCATCACTGAAATTCCCGATGCCGCTTCCGCTTATAATGCTTAGGCTGCCTGATGTAAACTGAGCCTTTACCGTGCCTGTGCTGTCCAAAAATCGGATGCCGTTTGTAGCATCAATAGTAAGGTGGTCGCTATTCTCATCTCCAAATCCCGCACCGTAGGTGTCGGTTGTGTAGTTGTACCACCCCTTCATGTTGCCCGTTACCGCACGAACATCAATATCATTATAACCTGTTCCTGTTCGCTCCATATAGGCGGTAGTCGGCCCTGATGTAGATACGCCCGTCTTAAGGGAATTAATGGCATACATGTCAATGAATCCATTGCCCGTAGTGCCTGTATTGAAGATCCCGTCGCCCTCTGCCCATGCATTAGCGCCCGAGCCATCAAGGTTACGAATCACATCATAGGTATAAGTGCCGTCTCCGTTATCAGTAGCAACCGAATTCACCCGCATAAACTCAACCTGAAGCTCTTTCTCAAGGTGAATCACATCTCCGTTGTTCAGGTTATTGTAACGAACCGTAATAGTGGTGTCGGATGTGCTAATCGCCTGATCAAGAATATTCCCAAGCCCGACATTGAAGCGACCGCCTTGCGTTACCCTGCGTTCGGACACGGTCATAAGCTCAACATACAGTTCGGCGATGTGACCTGTCAAAAACTTCTTATTAACCGATCCAAGGTTAGATGTATAATTCACTTCAGGGTATATATCATCCGACACGGTAAGCAACGAATCAAACGTCTTAGCCCCGTAAATGCTCTGCGCTGATGTCGTTATAACTCCCCTTTGACCGTTGCCGTGGTCAGCAATCGAAAGCGCAAAAGCTCGGTCAGAGGTTAGGTTTACAGGCGTTTCCGTGTCAAAAGATAAGGCATCATCAGTAGTGAATTGTAGGGTTCGGTCTGCTCGTACAGGGTGTGAGGTGGTTGTGGCTTGATTGGCAAGTATTACGTTGTTATTGAAGGTAGCCACATCATCTACTACTAACGTGCCTGAAAAGTCTGCATTAACGCCAAAGAAGTTACGAGAGGAGTCTATTACGGTGGTGCCTGAGATTTTGTAATTTTGTGAAATATTAATAGAACCATTGACTTCCAACTTTTCGCCTGCAATACCGTTAACGCCTATGCCTACATTCCCACTATCTCTAACAATAAAAATGTGAGGATAAACAGTTCCTGTTGAGCCGTCTATATTTGGATAATCAGTTTCTGTTCCACCCCACAGCCCAAGACCCTCCTCACCACCAATTCCAGTTGGATTAGCTACTGTTAGCCCGTAAAAGAAATCAGGATCAGAACTATTTCTGTGATTAAATGATAATGCTTTAGTTTGCCTGATTCCATTTAAAAAACTAATCTCATAATAATAATCGCTTCTATTTACCCCCACCCTATTAAAATCTGCATCTCCACTCCCATCCACCGTAGCATTACCTGAATTAACAAGGGTGCCGTTTGCATCTGCATATACAATACCACCATTTGTTAGACCTGCATCGGTGAAAGATGAGCCTGTAATTGCACCAGCACTTAAACTATTACTTCCAATGTCAATATCACCAAAGCCACTTGTGATAGAGCCTGATTGGATAGCTCCTGTGAGGTTTATGTTCGCAGCACTTACATTCCTGCTTCCATCCACAAAAGAAGCCCCGCCCACATTAAACCCGCTTGCAAAGTTATGAACAGCGTTCACCGTTCGCGCCACATTCACATGCATGTAAATCTGGTGGTCGTCATCACCCAGACCGCTAAGCTGGCCGTGGTCGGTTATAATGTTGCTGTCTACGTAGTTTTTATTCGCGGCATCGTAAGCATTCACCGGGTCAGCTACATCCTGAATGGCAATGTTATTACCCACACTCCCCGAACTCAACGTCAACCCGTTAAAAGCAAAGCTCTCAATAGCCACCCCACCCGAAGCGTTGCTAATGCCCGAGCCGGTTATGGAGAGGTTGCCTGCTGTAAGGCCATTACTAAAATTATGCTGAGCTGTAATGTTCCGAGCAAGACTTGTATGGACATATTGGCTGTGGTCATCATCACTTAAACCTGCTAACTGCCCGTGATCAGTGATTCTGTTATCATCAACCCATTTTCTTGTAGCCGCGTCTTGATCATTAACAGGATCGGCAAGATTGGTTATTCGGTTGCCACCTAAATTGGCATTGCCATTTAGCGTTATTCCTGCAAAGGTCGGCGAGTTAGTGGTAGCAATCGGCTGTGGAAGATCCAGCTCGCCGGCGCCATTCAGCAGAAGCTTATTGGTGAACTTCATTCCAATGATGAAGTCATCGTTCAAGGCGGGAGATTGCACGGTAATAGGTGCGGTCGGTACGGCTTCTATACCAGCCAGGTATGCACCAATATTTGCGGCCGAAGATCCGCCGGAAGAACTACTGCCTGCAGAGCTTACACTGTCTCCGGTTTCAGAATTTTCATCACCATAAACCTCTTCTATTAAAATACCGGTGTCATCATATATTGCCTGGCCGGCATAAACATCAACCTGTCCGGTACCGAGCGTCCATTTATACTCCAGAGGAATTAGATTGATCGTACTACCATCTTTATAGTCAAATTCAATGGTGTTAAGTTCAGAGGGCAGGTAATGCTTCCTGGTTTGTAATGATGAATACTCAATCTCTTCAGCATTCATCATAGCTAACCGGTCTACTACAGATTGGGGATTGAGGCCTGAGTATGCAAATGGTTCATGATAGATCTCAGAAGCCTTTACCCAGTTATCCGCCTGATCAAGATACTCATATACATGATTTTGACCGTAAGGATCTATACTACCTACCCCAAAGGTTAAACTTCTTTTCTCGGCCGAAGCATTTGAGGTAGTACCAATCGTGGTCTTGGACTTACGTGGTGAGTCGAGGTTAAAGCTCACGTCACATGAATTGATGTATGTACTGCCCCAGGCTGTTTCCCCTGATGTTAAATTCTTAAAGAGAAATTCAACTTCAAGATACCCCGTCTTATTCTCAGGAGGATTAAAATGCAACTCTTTATTGACCAATAAAGGGGAGCCATTTTCCACGGAGTCATAAAACCGAAGTGCTGCACTGAGATCTGTCCAGGTTAAATCGTCCTTCAGGTAATGGGTAGTTCCGTCAAAGGCATGAAATACAACATTAAGATATTGGATGGACCGGGTCTCCTGGAACGTATCAAGCTCAAGATTAACCTCAAAGAACAGGTTGATAGTATCAACAGCTGTACCTGGGGTATTAGTTAATGCCTGGCCTGTAGTCTGACGAAGGTAGGGAGTTGGAGAATTTGAAGCCTGCTTCGCCAGATTAATAAGAATGCCATATTCATCCTCTGTAACAAACACCTGGTTGAGTTTTTTTTCCCAGCCCGGAATTTCATTTGTAGCTTTTTTTGAATCCTGAAGATCCGGATTTAGAAAAATCTCATCGCCAATCAAAAAGGTCGATTTAAACTCTTTTAAACCGGCTTTAAAATCAGCTTTAGGCTTTTCATAAACCTGATCGGAATTCAGCGCTGTTTTCCAGTTCCTGGATAATACAGCCCCATCTGAGAGTTTTACTCCGGGGATGTTTGCCGTAGGATTAATTCGAATCCTTCGCTCAATAAAAGTCCAGGTAGTACCATCCTGATATAGCTGCAGGTTAAATTTGTCGCAGAAGTTTCGAAGTACTTCAAGGTAAGAAGGAAGTTCATCACCTTCTTTAAATCGGGCAAAGTCCTTTTCATTAAGCCGGTAGCCAAGAGGAAATGTTTCTTTATTATCAAGAGATCGCCATTCGGAATAGAAATGAATATCAAATTCCAAGCCCAGGGCTTGAAAGATATCCGCTAAAAAATCTTTTAATTCTACATCAATATCCTGTGGACTATAAATCTCATCTTCCAGAAAGCCTATTCCGGTAGTTGCAATTAAATCAACCGTAGCAGACTGTTCATAATATTCATACGACCGGGAGGGCAGGTATAAAAATAGCTCGTAGAGTGTAGATGCACCGTCTTTAACTACGAGTTTAAAATCTCGCTTCCGGCGGTTTTTTAACTTCTCCCTTAACCCGAATTCGTCTCTTATTGAGAACTGAATTTGAATTGGGTTAAATGGATACAGTATATCGTTCTGCCGGCTGCCGGATATCATTACCGGAGAACCTTCAATTCCGATCGGATCGGTAGCCGCAACCCCGCCCAGCTCATGGATCTCGAAATCCCACAACTCTTTACTTCCCGCGGCTGTGCGGTCAAGTATCTGAACTTTCTCTGTTGCGATACGGGTGTACATCGTATTTATGCCTCGTTACCTACTGCTCTTTGGTTACTCGCTCGTTGGCGTTGAGCTTCATTTATATCCGTTACCGGTATGATCGGACGAATTAACAGGCCGGACATTCCTTCTATAACCGCGTCCCTGATTGTCGAACCCAATCCATCTGTATTAATATTCTGCTCGGCTACCCGGGATCCGGAAAAAGAAGCCGCTGATATCCTTGGCTGCATAACCTGTCGGTTGATACGCTCAGCATAGGCCGGGTCCTGATTCATTCGATTCAAAATAGGAAGCGAGCGGGCAGTTGAAGCGGCGTTCATAATAAACTCCGGCTTATCATTTTCATTGATAGAGATCAGCTTTTTACCCGGTGAACTTAATCCTGATCTCAGGCGCTCTTCCACAAGGCCACCTTCCAGGTAAGGGTTAGGTTGTTTTGCGATCGTAGCGACCTGAACAGCTCCCAAAGCTCCAATGAATGCCATTTTTCCAAGATTTGGAGCGGCTTCCATAACGGCCAGCGCTGTCTCCTGGATTGTGGCAAATATCCGGGCGCGGCGCTCCATCTCATATTGTTTTTTGTTTAAGGCATCAATTTTATTTTGATATTCTTCCTCTTTCTCCGCTCGCTCATCAATTAGTTTTTGACGTGATCGTTCTGATAAGCGGTCGTTTTCAAGCTTCGCATCGATAGCTGAAAGAGCAGCGTCTTTTTCAGCTTCTATCTTAGCAATCCGAGCTTCTATGGAGGCCTGCTGGAAGCCATTGATCACTTGATAAGCCTGGCCGATCATTTCTATATATTCTGCAGCTTGCTGCATAGCTTCTTTATGAGCCTCTCGGCGGAGATATTGCTCGCGAGTGATACCGGCTTCTTTGGCCGCGATCTCTTCCTCAATGGTTTGTTTACGCTTTGCCCATTTCTCGCGCTCAAACTCTGTTACTGCTCCCAGGTAATTTTTCTCAGCTTCCCGAAGCTGGCCATGAAGTTCATTTAAGCTCCCGGTAGTTACTTTTGGGACGGCTTCAAGTTTTATTTCAACCTGATCATCAATCTTGGCGATTTCAGATTTTATTACAGCAATTCGTTTAGCCCAGTGCTCTCTTTCTTCATCCGCACTGGCAGTATTATACTCTTCAGTAGCTTTTTTTAATTCCGAATTAAGTCCTTTCAGCGAAGTCTCCGCGATCTTAATTGACTCAGGAGATACACGCGCAATTATCGGTACTTCTACAGGTTGATCTACAGCTTGATCGTCACCGCCTCCTGTTTTACTAATCGCCTCTTGATTAGTTTGATTCAATCGATCCTGCGCTCGGGTTCTAACATCCAGGGCTGAGGCTACATCTTCCTCAATCTCTGCATAGCGAGCTCCCAGTGAGGCAAGCTCCGCCTGCTGACCACGTAAATTTGAAAGGCCCATTGCAACATCGTTAATGGGCATGTTAGAGAATTGAGAGCCGGAATCCTGAGTGTATTTAGCTTGATCAGCTAAAGCTTCCTGAGTTATCTGAAGGATCTCTTCAGTGGATTTACCAACAAGATCGATCTCCTTACCATGCTCACGTAAAAGATCAGTAGCTTCTTCATAGATCTTTTGTTCGGCCTGTGCCTGTCGAAATAGTAATTCAGCGGCTTCTCGCTGTTTACGTTTTACCTCCTCATCAGCAATCTGCAGGGCGATCTTTTCCCGGTAAGCCTCATTGGCTTCGCGTAGTCGTTCCGTGAGCTCTTCATTCGAGATCTTTTCATCATCAAGGTTTTTCAAAAACCCGGGATATTTATCGTTGATCTCCTCAATTAGGTCTCTTCGGCGCTCAGTGCCATCCCCGGCATTACTTAGCTGGATAACCAAACCATTGAGTTCCGTTCGCTCTTTCATGAGCTCATCGGAATAGTTAAGCCCGAGAATGTCAGTAATAGCATCCGCTACATCAAGGCCGGTCCGGGCAAAATCACCCCAAAGTGGTAACGTTCTTGATGCCAGCTGATCTGCGATCTCCCGGTAAGCGGCTTCCATTCTTCGCGTTTGATTGGCTCCGGATTGCTGAGTCCGCTCCAGGTCACCAACAACTCGACCGGCTTGCTCCATGATCATATTATACCGGGCCTGAACTCGCTCATGCTCCTCCAGATCTTCCGCTCGTTCTTTACCGGTTTCAGCTAAAGCCCTCTCTGCAACCTCGGCCTCGCGGATAACAACACCAAACTGTTTCAGCGGTTCGGTTTCACCTACAAGTCCGGATCGGATCGCATTAAAAGCCTGGTCATAATCCGTATTAAAAAAGCTCTGAAAATCCCCGGCCATCTTTGCCCATTCCATCCCGAATTCGGCTGCAGCATCTCTTTGCATGCCCAGGCCTTCAGCAATCTGCGTAGATGTGGCCAGGTAGTCCTGACCTTCTCTGGTGGTAACCCCAAGCAACCCTGCATTCTCTTCAAGAAATTGATTAGCCTGCTCGAGATTAGGCCCGAGTACGGTCTTGTACTTCGAACCGGTCTCCTCAACAGCAAAAGCAAGATCCCGGGTTTGCCTGGTGATCTGCATAGCTCGCTGAGCCACTTCCGCATAAGCCATTGCCATGAGGTTACCGGCGGTAACCGTGCCGGTTCCCAGCTCCTTGGTAGAGCGCTCAGTTTTATCGGCAGCTTCTTTGATATCCAGCAAGTACTCTTTAGACTCCTTAGAGCCTTTCTTGGCATCACTCGAATCAATTATGACTTTTATGCGGACTTGTTCAGCCATCGGTTATCATTTGGACTTTATAAAAATTTGCTACTTCAACGCGGGTACATTCTTGCTGAAGCTGGCGGTAGATCTCGGGGTTACCTTTGCTTACCAGGAGAATTACTTCTTCCCATTTTCCGTCTCCGGAGAATAGTCCTCGGAGCCAGAGCTTGGTGTCTCGCTGGTAGTCATATTTTCGAAACCCTGATTCTTTACCTCGCTCATCATTTGAACGGTAGTCATCAGGGTCGGGTTTGTCGCCAGCGTGTTCAAGAATGCGGTCACCTCGAACAGATTCTCTCCGAACTTTCCCAGCCAGTCTTCGAAGGCCCTCCAAACCTCACTACGGATCATCTTATCCAGCTGATCCTGGTCCTGAATTACAGGATTATCTCCATCAAGTTTGATCAGTGTGGGGAATTCATAAAACAACTGCTGTGCAATCATTGCTGCAGCTACTGCTTTGCTTTCATAGATGTTTTTAAAAGTATAAACGCGGTCTCCGGATTCATCTTCCTCGGCAGGCAGGTCTCCAATCTGCGCATAATAAACCCGCTCTCGATGACTCTTAAAACTGCACTCGGTTAGGATTTTACAAACCTTCTTTATGTTTGCGTTGGATGTTACAACCGGAGTGAACTCCCGGTCGTCAGAATCAAAAATGGTATAGGTTGTTTCAGTACTCATCGTTATCCTCGGTGTTTAGTAGTTCGGAGCCAGCTCGGTAAAGAGCTAAGCTGCTCTTCAGTTACAAATTTCAGGTTGGCTTTTGGGGATCCCATTGAACGCACGGTCTTAAATAGCTCGACATTCCTGGTTGAAATAGGAGTGATCACATATTTGATCGAATTATCCAGGCTGTAAATAGGATAGAATTCAACCTCGGTAGCCGGATCGTTGATCGCATTCTTAACATCGATCCAGTCATTACCGGCATCTGGCTGCGGACTTACTCTCTGCAGATAAGGACTGATCACATCGAACTGCAGCCACAAACCGGAAAAACTATGCTTTCTTTTTTTGGATCCGGTGGTCCAGGTTTCAATATCCTCGTCGCTGAATACTGCTAATTCGTTGTTCCGGAATACGCGGGTCGTACCATCCCAGCGGAATGCGATTTGTTTAACTTCAAGGGATTCAAGGAGAGTAGCCACATCATTAATAATCTACATATTCGGTTTTATCGTCCGCTCGCATCGATACGTTGCTTGCAACTGCGGATCCACCATCTACCAGGTCGATCTCAATCTTCCAGGTGTTTGCCGGTGTAGTTAACTGCACAGATTGACGACCGGCACTCAGTGCCTGGGTAGCCGTACCAACTACGGAGCCGGAATAATCATAAGCCGCAACCACCAGGTTACCGGTGCCAGCGGTATAATCTGCAGCTACCGTCCACTTCACTCCTTCAACCGGTATGACCAACTCGCCTACGTTCGCGTTGAACGTAATGCCTTCAGCCAGATTTTGTTTCCAGATCACATCCGGATTCTCGCCCCGGGTTTCCCACTCAAAGCGGTGGACATCCACACCGGTTCGGGAATCTACACCCATGCCTGGAACAACATGAATCTCTTCTTTGTCGCGGGTAACAAACTGCCGACCGGCCAGCGAGTAGATAGCCATGCAAACAGGTGTGTTTCCTTCCATCCAGGTTTCCAGCTGAGCCAGTGGATCTGAATCCAGGAACCCAACCACCGGCGGATATTCCCGCCCGGCGAAAGCCTGTCCGGTGGGCGTTTCATTTTTAATGTTTGCGTAAGGCAGGTCGGAGTACTCGGTAGATAAAGTATTGATCTGTACTTTGTCCCCGGTCTCCGGATTCCATACTGCTGATTTTTTCCAACCGGCAAATAGCTTGCCCATGAGTGCTCCGCTTAGAGATTATAGTTTATTTACTTTATGGAACCAGGGTAACTGCTACCTGGTGGCCATACTTCTCAAAGTCCATGATCCACTTCACGGCTCCGTCTCGGGCATTTACTCCCATTCCTGGACGGGTGAATGGATTGATCTTTTCGGTAGTTCGAAGTACCCGGCCATCTTTGTACTCGAAAAACCAGTACTTCTCGGTATCATTCTCCATGAACCCTTCAACGGTAGCGAAGTCGGTATTATCTAAAAAGTAGATCTCGCCCTGGATAGAACCTCCGCCAAACGACTGACCGTCAGTAGTTTCGGTTTTAATGTTATCCGGTGTGAAGCTGGAGTCGGTGGAGATCTTACCGGTAATAGCAGTGGCATTACCGAATACGTTATCATCTCCGTGGTGTACGGCTTTTAAGCCTGAAAAATCTTTTCCCATTGAATCAGTGAGTTAAAGTGTTATTAATTATTAGTCCAGCTTAGCGATCTGCGTATTAAACGCCTGCGTAGCTGTTAGCTCAGCATCTTCTTTGCTGGTCTCGTACTTCTCGGCATAACCGCCGTCTTCACCAATTGGGCCGGAAACGATGTAGCCGTTACTTATTTTTTTGATCGTGAAATTCAGATTAACTTGCATTTAATCCTCTTTTTTTTGGTTGTTATCCCGGGTTTCAACGGCTTTAAAAAGGCCATTAAATCGGGGGTGGTTTACAAATTCTTTAGCGATGTAAGGAACCGGTGTATGCTTATTATCAACCACTTTCACTTCGTCCTTTCCGGAAACCTGGTACACCCGGCCATATTGAATCGCGCCTTCATGGCCGTTGAAATAAGCCGCATAAAAGCTTTCATCCTTGACACCACCAATACGTACAGGGGTGTTCTTCTTTTTGGGAGCCGGGATCTTCACTTTGTCCCCGGCCATAAATTCAGTCAGTTCTTTTTCTTCAGCCATAATCTTAGAGGTTATTCAAAATAATCTTCATGCTTCCAGCGCTGGCCGTACATCCAAACCCCGCCGGGACCAATATTTAAAAATCCTTCCCATAAAATATTCAGGTTACCTATTCCCAGCTCCAGTCCATTTAGTGCTGCACGTCCCTGATCCAGCAAGTCATAAGCGCCAGGGTTATTCTTTTTACTCAATAAAGATCGGCTTACATAGGTTACCTGGAACACCGGGAAGTTCATTTGACCTGTACCATCGGTTGCCTGGCCCTCATCAAAATTCCGCTCCTGAAGCGTAATCAGGATAGCCCCTTGGGGATGAGCTAACTGATATGTCTTCGGATTATCCGGATAATGATCAACTTCGTGATCAGGGAAAGCATCCTTGAGTTTATTCAGGATTGCTTCTGCCATGCTATTTAGTGAGGCGTTCGGCATTACTTCCGGTTAGAGTTATCCTTCAGGTCTTCATCAAACAGCTCTTTGAACTCAGCTGCTTTTTTCATGCCGCCGAAAATGGCGATCACCGCCGTTACTCCAACCACTAAAGCAAACTCTGGATCAAGTCCGGCCAGGATACTACCGCCGGCTCCAAGTACTCCACCGAGTACACTTCCAATTCCTCGTACAATTTTGTTGGCTAAAATTTTCTTCAGCATGGATTTCTTCTTTTTAGGTTTTGTGATTTCAACATCCGGAACCTCTACTTTCTCTAAAGCCGTGCGAGGCTGATCGGATTGATCTTCATCGGTTACATGAACCGTGGGTGGTTTCACCCGGGGAATGGGATTTTCTTTATGCTGCTTGCTCATCTTCCCAAAATTCAAGTGAACGTTTCAGCCATCCGAACCAGAATTTCTCCTGGCTTTTCTTGGCATGTACAATGCCTGCAAAAAACAGGATGCGATATGCCACTACACGATTCAGATCCGTAGCCTTAGTAGCCTCAATCGTCTTGGGGCCTATAAGTCCGTCAACGGTTAAATCATGGCCACAGGCATTGGCTGCCTTCTGCAGAATGCGAACCGCATGCCTCTGGCCGTGATTTACTACCATGTCAAAATAGATGGGTTGAAGTACTGGATTAACTTCAGATACCCGTGCCGGTTGATAATATTTATCCCGGTATAGTTTCTTGGCCACGCCAAAATGCACCGCCCTCACATCATCGATATCGATGTCGCCATCTCCGTCCAGATCTAATCCGTGCTCCTTCAGCGTTCCGATCGTAATACCGAGATTCGTAGCTCCGCCACGGTCGGCAGGATCATTCACAAAGCCGCCTTCGCGCCTTAGCAGATCAATCAGTATGTCTTCGAATAGGATGTTCATGGGTTGTTTTGGTGGGTTTAAAAATCTCCCCGGGCGCTACTTTACCAGGGGAGATTTGGAACTATGCGACTTAAGCGACGGCAGCTAAAACTGCTTCAAAGTGTCGTCAGGGAATAGCCGGTCTGTTGAACTCTTGTTGGTGACCAGCGATCCGGACGCGACATCCGGCTGGTCCTCCAGCAGAATTTTACCCTGGTTGATTTTCATAAGTAGATCCAAGGCGTCCTTCTTTGATTCTTTTACCGAGTCCGGAATCTCATAATTGGCCCGCCTGGCATACAATGAATGGACAAGAAGATCTGCCTCAATATTTGTTAGGATCTTAGGAGCCGGATCCAGAGGAACCTCATACTTCCCGCGCAAATAGGTATTGATAACCTCACTTGCATCGGCCCGTTTATTATCCAGGACTGTCTGATCCACAGATCCGGAATTATCATCGTCAGTAAGCTGGATTACCATCTCCTGATCGATGCGATCGTAAAGGTCTGCGTCGGTTGAATAGGCCATAGTAGTCGGTGTTGAGACTGCGCAGATCATCAGTGCGATGAACCCGAACAGAAATGATTTGATAGATTTCATGTGGCTTGTTTTGTTTTGATTAAAAGAATGAGCAACCGGCTCCCGATGATACAACCCCCGGGAAGCCGGCTACCCAAACCGATGAGAGATTATTTCTTCGAGTCTTTTTCTTCGATCGGCTCTTGCTTGGCGGCCCAGGCTTTCTTCACAGTCACCCGGTCTTCGTTACCTCCTTCATCGTCGGTAACTACAAATCCTTTCAGGTCATCCAGGTCGGTTTGCTCGATCACCTTAACAGCGGCCGTAGCACTAAGGCCCATTGAAGGGGATGATTTAACTGCAGCAGCTTCTGATTCAGCTTCCTCTTTGGGAGCATCAAAAGGAACCACGTGCAAGCCCTGGGCTTCTTCTTCGGTGAGTAAAATAGACTCATCGACTTCATACTTTTTACCGCCTCGTTTGATCGGTGAGGTGACCCGGTATTTTTTTTCTTCTTTCTTAGACATGATTTGAAATGGTTTGATTGGGTTTTAAAAAAGCCTGGGCTATTTGGCGAAGACGTCCGACGCCATCACCCAGGCTTGCTCTTTTCCTCTTGCCGGGCATCTTTAAGAGCTGAGCTCACCCGGCTTTTCTTTGGGTATTTAGTTAGGCTACGCAGTCCTCGATGAGGTAACCGAGGTCATTCGCAGTAATCAATTCCTTCACGGATTCACCGTTACGAACGCGAGTTCCGCCTTTAAGGCCAACCTTACTGTCAGGCTCCTGGCCAGCTACCGGATCACCAAACTGAGCGGTGTAACCGTAAGTCATCCCGCGTTGAGTGTTAGCGTTGCGATTCTGATAAAACAGAACCATGTGCTTACCCCAAACCCGAACGAGATTCACATCCTGTCCTGGCTTAGCGTTATTCACCCAGCCTTCACCTACAATGATCTCTTCCAGCTCAAACAACTCAGCCACTTGCTCGCGGGTAGCAAGGCCTTTGTCTCCGGAATTACCATGAACGGCTTTCACGATATCGGGATGCTGACGGAGTTTAGTCCAGGCAGCCTGCCCGATAACAGCCTTATTAGGCCGCATAATGCAGGCATCAATAGCGCCTTGAATGTCATCGATCGGAGAAGAGTTAGCCCCGTCATTCCACTGATCAGTACCACTAAGCTGTACCTTATTGGATGAGGCATAGTTGTTAGGATCCTGAACGGCGGTAGCGGTTCGAACTTCATGATCAAGAAGTATCAGCTCTCGCAGGCCTTCAGTAGCATGTTGCACCGGGTCGTAGTTTGCAGGCGCGTTATCGATGTCATCCTGCGGAACAACATCATCCAGACCGTAGTCTTCAGTAGATGAGGTTTTCTCCTGGGCATCGAAGTTCACCTGGTTAGGAGTGCCGCGACGTCCGACCTTCGTATTTGGAAGGGTAAACATCTGGCCTTTAGGATACTCCAGGTACTTAAATTCTTTCTTGCCAACCGGAATACGTGGAAGTACTTCGTCAGCGACAAGCCGGGGGTTTTTATACGCGATCGAAATCGCTACTAATTCCGGATCTGTTGGAAATGGAAATTTTGTTACTGGCATTGGTTAGTTCGGTTTAGTTAATGAAAATTATTATTCGCCCTGGATCTCGCCGGGTGCAAGAATTACACTGCCGATATCGCCATCAGCACCACTTACTGCAGCCCAGCCAATGATTCGGTTATTCACTCCGGTAGCAGGTGCAGCAGCAACTGCCTTACCGTTTGCGTCAGAAGTCAAAGCAGCCCCGCGGGTTACATTACCTCCGAATTCTACTTGAGCGATACCGCTCATAATTACATCCACGCGGTCTCCGGAAGCAGAATCTACTTCAGTACTTACCCCGATCAGGGCATCCGTTGCAGCAGCAGCCTGAACTGCAAGCTCATCACCGCTGCCAAATTTCACGATCCGATGCTTGGTTACAGCGGCACCGGCTTCAAAGTTTTTAATTAATCCTGGTGTGTTCATTTGGTATCCTTGTTTTCGTTTTTAACATGATTTAGGGCCTCGCTGTAAGAGACAATTTTCCCTTCCTTCTTCATCTTCTCCTGGTAAGCCGTGATCTTCTCAGCAAGCTGATGCGGTGTCAAGCCTTCCTCACTGTCTCCATCGGTAAACTCTTCCCCGAATTTCAACTGATCCTTAAGGCCGGTTAGCATCTCCTTAAAAGTCTCCAGGGCATTCGCCTTCTCATCTTCCTGATCTACTTTATCCAGGTGTTTGAAAAGGGCCACGGCTTTCTCGCGGAACTTAGGCTCCAGCTTACCGGCTTCAACTTTCGTATCCAGGAAGGATTCAAAGCTGCTCTTGCGAGTCTCAAATTCCATCTGCTTGGTTTTATCCGCATAAGTCTGAGTCTTCGTTTTCTCCTGGGTAAGCTCGGTTTCAAGACGGGATTTTTCCTGCTCAGCAGCATCGGCCTTAGCTTTGAAATGCGCTACAGCGAAATCATTCGCGAAAGAAGGATCCTCCTCAAAGCTATATTCAACAGCCGACTCCTCCTTAAAACTGATAGGCTCCATCCCTTTTACAGCCGGGGTATCCTTGCCGAGCATGGCAAGCCCCTTCAGGTATAAACCTTTGCCTTCCAGGTCTTCGTACAGCTCAATAGAATGCCGCTTCAGCATCTTCTTGGCTACATATTCTTTAAGCTCGTCGGTTACATCTTTAAAGGAAGCCATCAACCGATCGCCCTCTGCTTTAAGCTCTTTGATCCAGCCGTAAGCGTATCCATCCCCGTAATGGAAAATAGAAATGGGTGCCTCACACAGATCAGGATCGTAGTTATTGGCAATTGCCTGGATGTCTTCTTCCGATACATTCCGCTGCGGATAGCTTCCCGCCCGGAAAATCTCATAAAATTTCTCGTCCATGTTTTCAGATTGGTTTGCTCGCCCCAGGCATTAGGCCAAAGGGTGGTTTTTTCGATTCAACATGGGAGAATCTACTGCGGGGGCAGGTGGGATTTATACTAAACGGTTTAGTAATAAAGGGCCCTCTCGCAGAACTATATTCGTGCCATAATACGAAATCAAAATCTACTTAGTCAATGCAAGAAGCACAGCAAATCCCGGAGATGGCACAATGGATCGTTGAAAGTGGCCTTAGTGCTGCACTTTTAGGGGTACTTATTTGGGTCGTAAAAAAAATGTTATCGCAATTCGACCAATCCAGTACACAGGCATTCCAGGCCCTCAAGGAAATTAGCGAAGCCAAAGATAAACAACTGAAAGAGGCCTTCGATCAACACGTCCGGTTGAGCGAGAAGATCCTCTCTATAACCAAAGATTTTCACGAAGAGGAAGCGGCTCAGCGTGACCTTCTCACAAGAATATTAACCCGGATGGAGGAGAAACTGGATCAGCCGGTTCGGTGCCCCGCCCAAATCCACGAAAGAACAAAGGACAATTAAATGAGTAGTGAATTTAGAAAACTCCGCGGGGAGCGAATGCAACTTAAGCAGGACTTAAAAACCCTCGAGATCCGCGCCGACAATCACATTATCAATATCCGGAACAAGATCGATCCCTTATTGGACTTCGACGAGATTGAGATCGACCACGCCGAACAGTCGGTGATCAGTCTTAAAGTAATTATTACTGAAGCCAAGAAGATCCGGGAGCGCCTGGATAAAATCTCCAAACTGATCGGCGATGAGTAAGAAAGCCCTATATAACGATGAAGCCTCCAGGCTATATATCTACGAAGGGTATCAGCTCTCTCAGCTCGAGGAATACTTCAAAGGCCGGGTGTCTGGCCGAACGCTTTGGGCGTGGAAAGAAGAAGGAGAATGGGATCGCAAGCGAGATAAGCACGAAAAAAACCAAACGGATATTAGAGGTATGGTTGTGGAGCTTGCCAGGCTAACACTAAAAGAAGCGATTGCTGATCCTGCAGATTCACAAAAAGTATATGCAGCGATGGCAGCCATAGGGAGAATTGGTCAAAAGAACTTTTTGGAGATCGTTTCCGGACTGGATGGTAATAATGAAGAAAAAGAAGAGAAGAAAGACTTCAAGGAATTATTTGAACTACTTCAGAAGCAACTGAAAGGATAATGGAACAACCTCATTTTTTACCATATCAAAAAGCCTGGCTGGATGACAAATCAGATATAAAGATCTGGGAGAAGTCGAGACGGATCGGGGCTACTTACGTTCAGTCTTATGAAGACTTCGAGTTTGGTATGGAGACCGGTAGAAAGGTTTGGTTCTCTTCAGCTGATGAATCCGCCGCACGGGAATACATCGATTACATAGCTATTTGGTGTAGCCTTTTTAATACCGTGGCCAATTTTTCGAATGGAGAGGTAATCATCGATGAGAAAAAAGATATCAAAGCGCTGCAGGTTGAACTTCCTACAGGAGCCACCATAAACGCACTAACCTCTAACCCTAAACGCTTTCGATCGAAAGGTGGTAAAGCTGTTTGGGATGAAGCTGCCTGGCATGATGATCCCGATGCAATGTGGCGTGCTTTGGAACCGGCAACGATGTGGGGAGATCCTATACGTATTCTATCAACCCACAATGGGAAAAGAACATTTTACCGACTGATTGAAAAGGTAAAGTCGGGAGAAATGAAAGGCTCCGTTCATACAGTAACGATCGTTGATGCTGTAAATGATGGCTTAGTAGATAAAATTTATGGCCGGCAAACCACTCAGGAAGAAAGACAAGAGTGGCTGGATATAAGAAAGAGTCGTTGTATCGATGAGATCCAGTGGCTTCAGGAATACATGTGCTTAGCAGTTGATGAAGCGGATGCCTTTTTATCCTACGAGATGATCGCAGCAATCGAAGATTCCCACGTCCTTTGGAATAATGGAATCCCGGATACAATAAATGGAGACCTGTACCTCGGTGTTGATATCGCAAGGAAAAAACACTTCACCGTCTTTTGGCTGGAAGAAAAGATAGGACCGATGAAATTTACCCGGGTTGTGAAGAAACTGCAGAATGCAACCTTCAGAGCACAGAAGCAAATCCTATACAAATATTTGGCACTGCCAAAACTTAGAAGATGCTGTATCGATGCGACCGGTTTAGGTATGCAGTTAGCTGAGGAAGCCCAGCAAGACTATGGAAGGTTTAAGGTCGAGCCGGTCAACTTCACAAATTCCGTCAAAGAAGATCTGGCTTATAATCTCCGGCGGAGTGTTGAGGAGAAATCATCAATTATTCCTGAAAGTCAGGAGATCCGGGAAGACCTTCATGCGGTTCGAAAGGTAGTTACCAAATCAAACAATGTGCGGTTTGACGTAGATAGTTCAATCGCTGGTCACGCAGATCACTTTTGGGCATTTGCTTTATGCGAGGAAGCTGCCAAAACCTACAAAGGTCAACCCAGCGTGGCATCCACCGGAACCCTAAAAGGCGACAACATGACTCGGAACTACTTCGATGGTATTCCTTCAGGTTTCTAAAAGTGTTTAATCCCTGTTTAATGCTTTCGAGAATCGTTTAAGAAAATTTAAAAGTATCAGTAGCCGATTTCACAGACATCGGCGCTTAGAATCGAAATTTGATTACTATGAAATACCCGGCACATAAATACAATTCTGGTATCTCCCGCGAGCTCAAAACTGAGATGGCTACACGGGATGCTACTTTTTTTATTTCCGTACTGAATGCCCTCCCTAATCCGGATCCGATTCTACGGAAAACCGGTAACCGGATTCAGGTTTACAGAGATCTGACAGCGGATTGGGAGGTGTTTTCAGCAATAGAATTAATTGATTCAGGTCTAAGTGATTTAGACTGGGAAATTGTAGCAAATGAAAACTCCTCTGAATTAGCAAACTTTGCGGAGGAGTTAGTAAAGAGCTGGGATCCGTACAAAATAATGACCGATTGCATAGAGGCCAGGGGCTTTGGGTATCAGCCTTTCGAAAATATTTGGCATTCTTATGATGGCCGGTGGATAATTAAGGAGATAATTGCCAAGCCCCAGGAATGGTTTAACTATGACACGAAGAATCGTTTGCAATTCATTAGCAAAGATAACCCGCAAGGTAGTCTGATTGAAGATAACCGAAAAATTATTGTTGCACGTAATCGGCCAACGTACCTAAATCCTTACGGAGAATCTGCCTATTCAAGAATTTTCTGGCCCATAGCCTTCAAAAAAGGCGGCATGAGTTTCTGGGTGAAGTTCCTGGAGAAATACGGAATGCCATGGGTGGTTGGAAAACAACCGAGAGGAACCGGGCAAAAAGAAACCAACGAATTCCTGACCCAACTTCATAACATGGTGCAGGATGCCGTTTCCGTAATTCCGGATGATAGCTCTGTTGATCTTAAGGACTCTCCATTTAGAGCATCCTCATCTGGTAGTTACCAAAATCATATTGATTACTGTGATAAAGTCATTAATAAAGTGATCTTATCTAACGAGATGAGTATGGGAACTTCAAAAAAAGGTTCAGAAATACGAGGTGATGCCGCCAAAAACTACGAAGTCTCCGAAAAAGTAATAAAGAAAGTAGCCGGGTTCGCCCAGAAAGCAATTAACGAGGCTCTTGAAATGATCTGGGCTGTCAACTTTGAAGGGATACCGCCAACAATTTCCATCTATCCACCTAAAGAGGTACAGAAAGACCGGGCAGATCGAGACAAAACCCTCACTGAAACCGGCGTGAAATTCACCGAAAAGTACTATAAGGATAATTATGACCTCGCTGATGACGATTTCGAACTCGTAGATCCTAAGAAGAATCAACCTCCGACTCCACCGCGATCAGCTCCAACGCCTCCGGAAGATCCTGAGCCTGAAGAAACGCCCGACCCGGAAGAGGAGGACTTCAGTCACAAAACCGGATGCCAGTGCGGGGCCTGCCGTAAAGCCAAAGTGAAGAACTTCAGTGAAAAGCTCTCATTGGAAAAAGCGCTCGGACTGAATCTTGATAAACTCCGGGACGTCCTGAAGCAAAAGAAGAAACTCGATTTCAATGATGCCCTCGAAGAAAATTCTATGGCCGGACTCGAAGAACTCGAAAAACTTATCGAAGCATCTGCCGGCGACGAATCTGCCCAGGAATTACAGGATATCATCAGCGAGCAATTGCAGCCTATGTTTGAACTCATAGAGCAGGCGGAGGATTACGACGAAGTGATTCAAACCCTGGCAACCGCTTATCCGGAAATGGAGGTCGAGGAGTTGCAGGATCGGATTGCGAAAGCCTACTTCATTGCAGATATCCTGGGCCGGATTACCGAGGAAGAAAATCAGGAGATCGAAGAATGATACAGCCGAATATAGTTGAAGGACTTTTGCGATACGTAAACAAGGCTATGCGATTAGCTGAATATTACGATGAGTTAATGGAGGCCTTCGATATCAAGAAAAGCGACCCAGTAGAATACCTGAATTACTACCACCGCATCGATCGAATTTGGAAGGAACTGGACGAACGCCGCGAACTCGGCGAAGGCAATGATGAAATCCTCGAAGCCTGGGAGCGCGTCCACATCAAAGCCTGTGAAATCTACCAACAACTAAACCCTATTTAAGTTATAAATGAAAGTAGCTGAGAAATATACGAGCGGGGATGTAGTACAGATTTTATTCTACTGTCCAGGTTGTGAAATGCATCATGGTCCGTGGGTAGAAGGAAATAATGTTCCTATATGGAAATGGAATGGATCTCTTGAAAAACCAACTTTCAGCCCGTCGTTATTAGTTAAAGGCGGTACATATAAAAGCGGGGAGTATATCGAGACCCAATGTCATTCGTATGTTAAAAACGGGAAAATTCAATTCCTTAATGACTGTTCTCATGAATTCGCTGGCCGGACAATCGAATTAGAACCCTTTGATGATTGCAAATCGTCAATCAAAATTCATAAATCATAAATCATAAATCATGAAACCACCAGTCAGCTATTACGGCGGAAAACAACGCATGGCCAGCCAGATCATTTCTATGATTCCGGAGCATACCATTTATACCGAATCATTTCTCGGAGGCGGAGCGGTTTTCTGGAATAAAGAACCTTCAGCTCATGAAGTGATCAATGACCTGGACGATAACATTGTCAACTTCTACCGGGTGCTGCAGGTGAATTTTGATGAGTTATTCCAGGAGATCTCAACTACGCTTCACAGCCGAACCCAACACCTGGATGCAAAGTACATCCTGAAAAGCGAACCCGAGAAGCTTTCAAAGTCTTACACTTACCGGTTGACTGATAACAGCATGAAGCCGGATCTCAGCGTTAGAAAGGCCTGGGCCTTTTGGGTGCAAGCGAATATGAGTTACAGCTCAAAACTATTCGGTGGTTTTGCTTACGATCGATCGGATGATGCCAAAACAACCCGTGCCATAATGAATAAACGGGAAGCGTTTCAACTGCACTATAAAGAGCGTTTAAAGAATGTTTGCATTGAGTGTAATGATGCGATCAAAGTGATCGAATCACGGGATACTAAAAACACCTTTCATTATTGCGACCCTCCGTACTTCAATTCAAATTGTGGCCACTATGGTGGATATTCCAAGGAGGACTTTCAAGAGTTGCTCGAAAGCCTGGCCAACGTAAAAGGAAAGTTTCTGCTCTCCAGTTATCCCTCCGATATCCTGGAATACTATGTGAAAGAGTATGGCTGGAAACAATGGACCAAAACCACTTCAGTTTCAGTCACCAACAAAACCAGCAAAAAGAAAACCGAAGTCCTAACCTATAATTACTAATCGATGAGCAATCGCAAACCTTTAGAATTTTCTGAGTTCAAAGAAGCCCTTTTCAAAGAACACCCCGAAGCAAAAGAAGACTCCAGGGCAGAACTTCGAAGGGCCTATAAACGCTACTTAAAAGAGCGTCAAAAACCCATTTATAAGTCAGCCCGTTCTAAAAGCTAACACCTAAAACCTCATGCCTGAGTTACCAGATCTATCCGGAATATTCAACCGAACGCCTGAAGCGATCGTCGAGCAGTTTCGATCGAAAGGGTATGCTGTATCCTGGAACTGGAGAGATACCTGGCAGGAAGCAAATACCCGGGCCTTTACCGTAGCCAAAGCGGTGAATCAAAATGTGCTGGAAGCGATCCGGGGTGAAGTCGATAATGCGCTGGCCAACGGCACCACCTTTCGGGATTTTCAGCGAAACCTTCAGCCTAAATTGGAAGAAATGGGCTGGTGGGGCAGAAAAGAAATTGTGGATCCGGAAACGGGCGAAGTCACAGAGGTACAGCTTGGATCTCCGCACCGACTTAAAACGATCTACCGAACCAATCTTTCCACCTCGTATTCTGCCGGTCGATATCGCTCCCAAATTGCTGCAGCTAATCGCCGGCCTTGGTGGATCTACCGAACCGCCGGTGATCAGCGAGTCCGTGAAGAACATGACAAGCTGGCCGGGACTGTTGTACGCTACGACGATCCCTTCTGGATTACCCATTATCCACCCAACGATTGGGGCTGCCGGTGTGGGGTAGACTCCATGACCGATGCTCAGCTGGAAGCACGTGGACTTACTCCAACTTCCGGAGAGAACATCGATGACTTCGCAGGCGAAGGATGGAATTATAATCCGGGAGCCGCGCCCTGGGATCCGCTTACTCCCCGGCAAACTTCCCTGCAGGATATTCTCCCGGTCAACCGGGAACCCTTCGATATCCCGGGAAGCATCGATGATCTGCCAATTCGAACAGGATCCGTAATGCCAGAGGGTCAACCGGTCCAGGATTATGTAGGTGAATTCCTTCAAGCATTTGGAGCCAGTCGGTCAGCCAATGTATTCAGAGATAAAGCCGGTGACCCGGTGGTGGTTTCCGAAGCTTTGTTCAAAGATCCGGACGGGAACCTTCAATTCCCCGGGGGGGAATATGCCCAGCTTGCTGCCGATACCCTTCAGGAACCGGCCGAGATCTGGCTGAACTGGCTCAAGATCGATGATCAATACAAACTAAACCGTCGCTATGTAAGCCGCTTCGATCTGGATGGAGACGAGCAATTCCTAAGCTTCGATATCATGGATGGCCACTGGCTATTTCGCTTACTCTCCCAAACCGAAGCCGACCAACTCCGAACCGGCTTCCTCCGCTACAAAACCCAACAGTAACACCGTAACACTATAACACCGACCACATGCCCAACGAAATTATAGTCGACCTCGGCAACTCCCTGAAACGCGTAAACGAAATGGGCCTTCGGCTGAAAAATACCAAAGAGCTTACCGCAACCATTTCCGAAACCATGCTTAGCGATATCTCCCAGCACTTCGAGGATGAGAAAGGACCAGATGGACCGTGGCCGGATCTGGCAGAGTCCACCAAAGAAGAACGCCGCAAAAAAGGATATTGGCCCGGGAAGATTCTCCAGCGCCAAAGCCGGGGTTCAGGATTATTAGGAAGTCTGCAACCTGAATACGATGATAACTCAGCGGGAGTTACTACGAATAAAGTATATGCTGCAGCTCATAACTTTGGTTTAGGCGAGCGATCGGTAGTTGCCTCCGGCAAATCGATGCCGGCTATTCCACAGCGGGAGTTCATGTGGTTAAGTACTGAGGCCAGGGAAGAGATTGGTGATACTGTAAGCGATTATATAGTTGGGGAGTAAATAAAAAAGGCCCGCCAACCGGCGAGCCTGAAAGCGGAATCAATAAAATCTATTCCAGAAAAGCTCTGTAGCTTTCAATTACACTATTCTGAAGGGCATCATGAGAAGCACTATTACCCAAGGCAAATGCCCCAAAAATTACCGTGTTATTTTCAATACGAAAAAACTTATCAGCGGGAACAAATCTCGAATCAGGAATCCATTTCAGGTACCCGAACTGAATGCCGTCTTTGAAATTAGAAAGTGCATCATTTTGATATTCATTATCAATGTTAAAATTATAAATGAAGGCGCTATCAGCTTCCACCGATTTCAAACCGGCGTTAGCATAAATTGTATCCATTTCGGCGGCGGTAAGGCTGGCGTAGGTAGTGTCTCCGTTTGCTATAAATGTGAAAGAAGTATCGCCGGCAACGGTAGAGGAATCAACATTCATGGTATAAGGTAGAATGAATTGCTCTTCGGAAAGAACAAGGTTCGGATCCTCTTGGAATAAAGCTTCAAGCGAGTCTCTAACTTCCTCACTGGCATCAGCGTAAGTATGAAAGATTACTTCTCCAGATTGCCAGGTATAACGCAAGGTGTCGTTAACCGTGTGAACTGTACCGGAGTCGTCACGGACTTCAAATTGAAAAGGAGTGAAAACCTCAGCCTGCATAGCAGACTCAAGCGCTTCAGGAGAAATGCGTTCAAAATTATTGTTAGAGGTATCATTATCCAGGATATTACACCCTGAAAAAAGTACCACTGCTGTGATTAGGTATAGTGTGTATCTCATCGGTTTATTGTTTTGTTTAGAGGTCGAATTTAAAAATAATATTTACGAATTAATTTAAAAACAGTTACATCAAACTGATTGCTCATTTAATATATGTTGAATTATTTTATCCATTAAATCCGTAACGGCCTCGAGTTTAAGTTCATAGATGTTTGCTTTCTCTCGATTCCAGGCTTTATCTAATGGTTGAATATTTTGTTTATACTCAATTCTACCCCATGCATTTGTCTGAAGTTTGGTTTGATCTTTCTCAGCGAAAGCTACAATATTATAAGTTTCTTTATCTTTGTCTGGTTGTTCTTCGATCCAAATTTTGAATCCTCTAAAGTCTTCTTTTATAATTTGCCTTTTAATCATCATTAATTAATTTAGTTACGGTTTGATGGCTTAATATAACCCATCCCAGCCTTTTCAAAAATCATATCCTCGCTGTGGCAAAACTCTCGTCGGTCGGTTCCCAGGTAGTTTTCTTTTTCTGGCTGACTTCCCGGAAGATGTACCAGGTAGCCGTCCTCAAAGTTATACCCGTTGCTTTTCAGCTTAGCAATCATCTTCACGTTAAAATCCTTAGGGCCGGTTCGTATGAAATGGATCACCCCGAAATTATCGCTGCCAGCCAGAAAGATATCGATCTTCACCGGGAGATCTTTATACCAGGTCAGGCCTTTCCAGTGTTTACGATCGAGGCCGTAGTTATTCTCTCTCGAGATTTCCCGATCTAAGCCCAGGCCCAGCTCCGGCACTTCGGTTAATACCTCTTTACCATACTTTTCAATAAGCATTGAAGTGTCCTTAAATCCCGGTTTAATCCATTCTACATTTGGAAGGACAGCCAGGCATTTATCTACCAGCTCGGAGTGCTGCACTTGGGTTTTACTCGGAGCGAAGATATCCTTCTGGGGCAAATCTTCCTTCACCCAATACTTCTTCGGGTGCGCCACGATCTCAATATCGCTCACCTCCGCTTTCTGCCGGCGGACCGATCCGGCCACTTCCACCCGGTAACAATGCGGGGCCATCAGCTGCGTAAGTCGGCGGGCTATTTTGGTTGCTATGTCGAGGGGGATCTTTTTCAAATTTGCCTGTCTCTTAATATTAAACTACGTTCGGATTACAACCTTAAATAATTTAGACCGATGAGTGATTTCCCTACTGATCCTGAAGTACTGCACATAAAAGAAGCTGACGGAAAAGCAGTTAGAGCCCGCTTAGTAGATATCGAAAATGTAAACCAACCTGGCACTCGTTTCAAAAATGCAGTCCATATTGAGCTCTTTGATAGAATCGAAATCGGAAATCTGAAAAGATTTGAGCATGATACTTTTGATAATGGTGACTCAGAAAAAGAATATGATATAGACTCAGGCATTATTCTTTGTAATAAAAGAGCTAAGGATACTTCTGTCTTCCATTCCAATGAAAAGAAGGCAAGTTGTAAGAAGTGCATTTCCATTGCTAATCGTTTAATTAATAAAGGACTTTCAATATATCTTTGTGATAAAGAAACATGGGATCTACTTCAGGATATTATGATTAAGAACATTGTTCATAAACTTGCCTCAAATAGATAGGATTAACTGTTAAGGTAAAGCCCCGTCCCAACCTGCCGGTTAAACGCTCCGCCCTGCATGCCGGTCATGGCCGCTCGGTTTTCGATTTCCTGCTGACTCATTTCTTCCGGATCCAGTTCGGTTAAATGTTCCGGGTTTACCAGCTGGCTCCGGATGATGTACTGCTCAAAGAAGAGCGGCTCCAGCGTTTCCTTTTTTGCCTTTCGGGTTCGGGCTTTTCGGCAGCGGTTTAGCTTCGGAATGATCAGTCGTTTCCATTCGGAATTCATGTGCCGGCGGAAATATTCATAAGCACATTCAATGGTGATGTATTCCATCTGATCAAGCTTAATGGCCAGCTCCCGGGCTTCGTATAATTCGCCGTTTTCCTCGCGCCAGTTCCGCTTCTCAACAATAAAATCTTCCCGGTTCAGAAAATACTTACAAAGCACGATGAACAGTTTGATCTCAATGTTGGAAGTCCAGGTAAAGCAGTACTCCGATCGAAGCAGCTCGTCCAGGTTTAGGGAGTCAAAGTCGTACTTCATTTGAAGTCGCTCCATCGCTTTACGGGCGGCCGCTTTCTCACCTTCGGTAGCGCCACGCTCAGCCAGGCGAATCAGCGAAGCAAACCGCTTCTGAATCTGATCCGTGGCTTTCGTTTTGAAGAGATCTAATTGGGGTCGTTCTTTCTTAGGCATCAAATCCTCCCGGTGATCAGGAACTTTATCAACACCCAAACCAAACTTTTCACCTGCTTCTTATTCAGATGCATTCTGGTGATCATAGAAACTTCTTTAGGAATAGGATACTCTACCCAACCATTTCTCTTGGTGGTCTTAATGCCAAATTTCGAAGCTTGGGATGCCAGAATCTTTGGGTCAGGATCATCTACTCCCAACCAGACCTTATCCTCAAAAGCTGCTGAGGATTTTTGCATGCTACATTTAGCTCCATAGCTATCTTCAAATTTGTATAAATCGAATCCGCGATCAGTCTTTTGTTTCTTCATAACTCAATCCATTGCATTATAACGGGAGCGGAAAGGGTCTTCACGATACTCCCGCTTCCATTCAGGTTCAGGGGTTTCACCGAAAGCATTCCAATCCTGGATGCTTTCCTCTTCGGTCCAGCCGGCACCGATCATGCTGCAGCCATCGTCTTTATCGGGGTCGAAGTTTTCGCAGGCCGTGAGATATACACCGCCTAATCGCTTGTCGTGTTGACTAATTGTTGCTTGACCTCCGCATTCGGGGCAGGGTTGTAAGGTTGGCTTACTCATCTCAAACCTCCTGAAGCAAGTTCAAGCTGCTTTACAGGTTCTGGCCTGAGTGCGATTTGTTCACGGAAGGTTTGGGACTTCGCTACGTATTCTTTGATGTAGCGCTCAAAGAGTTTCTCAATGGCCTTAACCGTGCCACGGAATTCCATTTTCTTTAGCTTCTCCGCCCGGGGCGCATCGCCGGCGGCATTTAATCCATAGCCTTTGATCAGCTGAAGGCAATAATCCGGATTGGTAACAGAAAGGGTGATCTTGATATATCGCTGGTGGTCCAGCTGATACCACCGGCTGCTTTTAAAGCCCTGGTATTGGTGTTGAATATAATGCATAGCTCATCGGTTGTAGATCCCCGGCCCGAAGGCCAGGGAAAGGGGTTAAAGTTTCACTTCGGATTCCTGACGGGGGTCGAGGTCGTACAGGGAAGCAGCGGTGGCCTGAATGGTTTTATACCACTCATTACCGTATTTATCGTTTGTGGCATAGAAATCGGAAAAATCAGGGCTTCGCAGTTTCATTTTCCATTCCTGGGTCTTTGATCTGAACTGGGGATCGATGCGAAGTAATTCGTGGAGCAGAACCATCTTCTTTTCAAAGTTCCCAAGCATATCCCAGATCTCTCCGGACACTTCGATCAGGTAGTCATTCCCGGAGTAATGCTTTACCTCACGATTCGCTTTCATACATTTGGCCACTCGCTTTTTGCTGAGGTTCGGATAGATCAGGAAGTAGCCGATCTCGGCCGGACCGAATTCCATCTTATGCTCTTCGATCACTTGCTTTGCCAGCGCCTGAACTTCCGGAGATTCCATAAGTTGCTTGGTGGAGTGAATCGTTGCCTCCGCCTTCAGGAATTCATCTTTTTTGTTTTCGTTGTTACTCATGATTAGGTGGGTTTATGGTGATTATTTAGGGGTCGAATTTCTTAATACTTCCATGAAGCCGGGACAGAGAATTTTTCTTTTGTAAGTTCCGCGATGGGATATTTGATCGTTCGGCTGATTTTAGTGGTTACTCCTGCGGCAACAAATTCAATATTTCCACCACGGATCAGTGAATTGCGAATTACTTCAACTCCCAGGTAGAAAGAACACTCTTGTGGTTGCACGCCAATCACCTTGCCAGTGCCAGTTTCAACAGTCCAGGATTTAAGAAGCTGTCCCTGGTCTTCAAACTTCACTACATACACTTCTTTTTCATCCATTGGTATAGGAACCTTTTCTGTTTTGCAGGTAAAACCAATCCCCATGCTTTGGTTAGCGAGTTGATTAATGCGATTTATAGTGTGTTGTTTGCTCATCGGTTACTCCTTGTTGGTTTAGGGATATAAAAAGGTCTGGGCGGAGATGGTTGTGGAATTTCATTTTTAGGGCGTTTGATATTTTCACTTGGAATCACCGGCATATTCAGTTCTTCCATCATTTTTATCGCTTGCTTCATAGCAAAGGTTTTGCCGTTTTGACGGCCAACCTGTATAACTATTAATGGCTTTTCTCTACACTCCACAATCTCCTCGAGAAGTCTCTTTGCTTGAATGGGGCCGAATTCAATTCCTTCCATAATCAATCCTCAAATAATTGTGCCTGATCGGTGTTTTTAGTTTTACTCTGCAGGTGTTTCTTAATCACTTGATAGACCCGCATCTCACTGCAGCCCAGCTTCAGGGCTAAGTCCTTTGCATTCCCCATCTCATGATTCTCAATGATGTACGCTTCCTGGGCTCGGTTCAATGAAGCCTTGCTTACATACAAATGAATAGAGGGAACGCCGGAGAGCAGCGAGATCACCGTATCGATCCCACAATTCTCATACACCAGCTTCAAATCTTTATCCAGGTACTTTTCTACGTTATCTATTTCTCGCATCCAGCTTAAATCCATGTCACTTCATCTCCTTTAATGCGGTTAAAATTGCCCGGGCATGTTCCTTCGTCAGCCATACTAATTTCTTCACTCCGGATCCTGGCTGATTGATGGGGCGAGTTTGTCGTTCAACAAACTGCTCCAGGCTTTCATCGCTCTTATTTCGAGCGATATCCCGCCACATCGCTTCAATCTTTCGAAGCTGCTTAGGGTCTGCCATGTTGGCCGGACGTGGCCGGAGGTATTCATATTTATGCCGGCCCCAGCCATGCCGGGTCGTTCCTTTGTTCATCTTTCTTTTGGGTTCCCATCCTTGAGCCTGCATATCCAATAGCAGCTCCTCAGCCTCAGAATAACTGAGATCCCGGGAAGTACTTACTCCATATTTTGCGAGCATACCTTCATAGGCTATATCAGTTAATTTCAATTCCTTTTTAGCGATATGAATCTTCGCTTTCTGTGCTTGATTAGCCATGCTGAACCTCCTTTTCTTTATTGATCAATTTCTGCAGACCTTTCATGAAATTCCGACTGGGTGAACCGCTGGGCAGGTGAAGGTGAATTTGAACGACGCCTTCCACGCGATCTATTCGAAACACCCCAGGATCCATCTCATCCAGCTTGCGCTGCGCCTCCAGGATCCGCTCGTAATATTCCCGGATTTGATTGACCGTGACGTAATATTTCTTTTCAACGGTCTTCTCGAAAACATCGAGGGAATGAATGATGGTCGCATGGTTTGCTGGTCGCTTGGAAAGCACAATGCCCTCGGCCTTAGCCAGTAGGTCATAGGTTGGTTTGCGCTCAGCGAATATGATAGCCCGGAGAATATGCCGGTAATCAGCATGAAGCTGCTCTCGGCCTTGCTGGAATTTCTTCCAGTTATCCGAGCCGTAAAGGAACCCAAGCAGGTTCCGGTAATCCATAATTAAGTCATGAAGATCTATACTCATCGGTTTTTGGTTTGGTTGAATAGACCCGGAGGGTATCAGCCCCCGGATCAGCTATATGAGTGGATTGTTATGGGGTACAAATTATTTCTGGCCTGAAGCGCCTTTCTGCGTGACTTCCTCTTCTTTAACTTCGTACCAAAATTTGTCGTCAGAAACCCGCTTGGCTTTTACTTTCTTGAGGGTTTCATCCGGGTAATCAGCCAGCACGTCTTTGTTTGGAGACTCCTTAACTTTGATAGCATCGGTGAGGCCATGCTTCTTGAGCAAGTCCAGCGTATGCTTGCGGCTGATACTGATCCGGGTAGATTTTCGGTAGCCTATTATTCCGAAATTCAGCTCTTTGGATTTCTTATCAGCAAAAAGTTCCTCACGGCTCATCTCGGCATAAGCTGCCAGACCTTTTTCAAAGTGATCGATCTCTTTTTGAATGGGAGCGGCTTTCTCGTTGGCCTCCTCTTTTATGGCGTTAATGGCATCTTCTGCGTCAGCATCGATGCGCTTTAGCTCAATGCGCCGGCGAGCAATTTCTAACAGTGCGTCGTTGGCTTCATCCAGGTTTCGGACTGCGGCCATTTTGGTTGTAGGTTTGAATCGTTTTTTTGTCTTAGGCATTGGTTTTGATTTTTAGGTTAGAATAATCTGATTCGTGTTCGGGAGTGGTAGTTGATGACATCCTCAAGCATGCGCAGGTAGCTTTCACTGTCGCTGCACTTGGTAAATTTGTCAGGTGCCATCGATACTTTTTTGATGATGAATTCTGGTGAAAGCTCGGCGAATTCCATTCCTTCTACCAGGGCAATGATGAAACTTCGGTCTGTAGTAAAGTCTCCATATTCAGATAGGTCTTGAACGAGTTTGCCGGTTTTCTCTGCAAATTCTTGATGCTCCAGGTGGAGTTTTCCGGACTTAAATTCATCCGTAAAGTTTCCACCACCGGTCACTGTTTTGCCCTTCATAAGCAACCCGGCAGACATGGTATAAGGCATCTTATATTTATCCAGGAACTCACGGAAGTAGATATATTGCTCTTTGCCTTTCGCGATCCAGTGATCCAGGTAGTCCTTATATCCCCAGTTCTTCGTGTTGATGTTCAAAGCGATGGCATCATCAATCGTTAAGCCCTTCTTAATGATGTAATAAATAGGCCGGCTTAATTTCATTGCTGCTCGTAAACGATGCTGGCCATCGATCACTTCATACTTATCATTAACTAAAATGGGCTGAGCAAAAAGAAGATCATTCTTTTTAATACTCCTGATCAAAGCGGTAACATGGGCATCATTAACACTTCGGTTCTTTTGATTGTAAATAAACTTGTCATACTGCTTCGTGACATAGTATTTATCGCACGGTTTATCTTCTGTTTTAATGGGAGAGCCACTAATATTTCCCTTCACAGGGCTTTTCTCTTTAAGGATTCTTTTCATTTCGGATTTATCAATTTTAAGGGTTCCTTTATTGGTCTCGCAGATAAACCTGGCATCAACTACATAGCAGTCCTGAATGAAATAGGCACTGTCTTTATATTTGATGGTGGTTCCTTTTAATTTTTCTGCAACACTCATTGTCCTATGTGTTTAAGTTTGCGTTCAACGGTTGCCTTCAGCTCTCGATTAAGCAACTCGATATTGTCCTCGATCCAGTCTTTCACATCAGGCCAGTCTCTGATCCAGTCGGTATCGCGGATCGTTAGCAGGTAACCCGCCGGCACGTTGGCCATCAGGGTTCCTTCGTACCTGCCCGGGACCGGGCAGGGCGAAGTATCGGTTAGTGGTTCGGTTCTAATGGGCATATTCTCCTCCAACCGTGGTTTTAGAAGTCAGTCCCTTGCTGTTAACCAGCCAGGTAGATTTAGTCATCTTCCGTTCGTAGTACTTAAGCTGCCGTTCAGCAGCTTCGATCTGAACCCTGGGGGCGTGGGTATTACGCAGCTCATAAAGGACTTTTCGCCAGCTATAAAGAATTGTATTGGGATTTCCGTCCCACATTTCCTGGTACAAGAACCAGTTCATGATTTCGGCATTCTTCTCATCAGCCACACGTTTTATTTGGCTGTAAAACACCACGCGGACCAGCATTAAAATGGCCGCTATTATTATTCCAACTACCAGGGTAATAATGATGTATTGATCTAACATGATGTCTCCTGTTTGCAATTATATTCAAAGATGTGCCAGACATAACCTTGCTGAAACACAGTCTCCAGGTATGTCCCATTTTTAGCTTTTGAACTAAGCTTATTTCCGGTACCAACTATGCAGAAATTTCTTTCCTCCTCATCGGCTTCCGAGTCAACCATAGCCCACAAATACAGCTCACCATTTTGGTAAGCGATCTTAAGGATCTCCGCGCCCTCTCTTATCATTACTGAAGGCTGCACTTTGTATTTATAGATCACTTTCATTTCAGCCTCCTTAAATAATTACATATTGCTGAGCCTTCTCGACCACTTCAGCGCCGATCCGGTTATTCGGGATATCGTTCTTCTGAGCCAGCTGAAGCGTCCGCTTCATGAGCTTACTCAGCGACCGGCCATTCTGCGTTCGCTTAAAGAAATGCTTATACAATCCGTTACTCGAGGGAATAGCAGCTTGTACCAGGAGCTTTACATCTTCCTCTTTCAGATTTGATAGCTCTGCCTTAATTCCTATTCGGGAATACAGCTGTCGAAAATCTGACTTCAAGCCTCTGAGGTTCTGAAGCAGCTTCGGCATTCCTGAAAGCAGGATCCCGATGCCGGTCATATCGTGAAGCCGGCGGGTTAGCTCCAGGGCTGAGGTCGGGAGATGCTCCGCTTCGTCTATAATTAAGAGCCGATCGGTCCCTTGCAGTTTCTCCCGGGCATCCTCAAACATAGCCGTTTGCGTTCCGCTCCCTGCAAATCCGATCTCCTTGTGGATCTTTGTCATGAGCGTTTTAGCGGTTGTTCCAGGAATGACTTCTATAAGAATCACCCCGTCAGGATTGTCCTCATTGTATTGATGGAGGGCACGGGTCTTGCCTAATCCGGCATCCCCTGTAACCACGCCCATTTCACCTTCCACATGGCATATTCGGGCTACATTATACACCCGCTTAAAGTTGTTAGTAGGCAGGGTATCAATCAGGATCTCTGAATAATCCTCCCGCTCTACCTGGCGCTGCAAAAAGGATTCGATCTTCTTGGCCACGGTCTCATTGTCACCGGGATATTTGTCATTCATAAACTGCGACAGCAACGCTCCGGAAACGCCCAGGCTTCGGCTCACCGCATTAATACTGCTGCGGGTATCATCACCACTGTTTTGAGCATCTATATACTGTTTAAGATTCTCACGTTGTTCGTTGATGTAGGTTGTTTTATCTTTTTTCATGATTAGGTGGGTTACTTTGTTAACTCATCGGTTGCAGAGGCCGGTTGCCCAGGGGTCGAATCTGAAGCGCCGGTCTCTGTATTTTTTGGGGTTATCATTTCTTCGATCATGCAAAGGCCAGCTATAAAAGCATCCTGCTGCTCTTCGCTCCAGTCCACAGCCAGGCTCGCCATATAAGTAGTCAGCGTATCCTTCTCGAACTTGGAAAGCTGCTTCTCAAAATTGATCAAATCCTGAGCGGTATTTTCTTTTTGCGATCTTTCTTCCTGAATTTCATCAGGAGTTGCTTTACTTGAGTATGGGCTTCTATATTTTTCTGCTTTACTCATGCCGCCTCCTGCATTAGAATGTCATTCGCCTGATCCACCAGGGCATCGTACTCCTCAAAAGTGGAATAGGAAACCTTGTCCAGGTCAATCGTTTTCGCTTCATCGTAAAGCCTTGAGATCTCGGCTTTATCTTCGTTCTCGATCGCTTCTTTCAGCGCCTTAATAATTAGCTGTAAATGATAGGTGTTAGTCATCGTCTCATCGGTTTTGTTAAGGGTTAAATCAGTCTTCATCCCAAATAGACTTCAGGGATTTTTTAGATCCGGAATCATCCGGTACAAAATCACTCAGGTCGTCGGTGCCGGTACGTTGCATTTTCTCGTCCTTCTTGATCACCTCATCCATCTTTGTGGTATCCATCTGAATTACCGGCACTTTTTCGCTGTATTCGTTAAAGTCTCCTTTCTCCAGGCGAAGCTTTTCTTCGGCCTTAATATTGTAGGTCAGCGCATCCAGGATCTCTTCTGGAGAAGGCTGGGCATTCATGGCCAGGCGCTTCTTATGCATCTTCACTTCTTTACGCTTCCGCTTCTGGATCTCTCGAAGTTTGGCTTTCTCGATATCGCTGCTTACAAATCCGGAGATGGTATCGGCCAGCTGAGCTTTGCCCAGGAACTCATTGGTTTCATAAGCAAACACCCAGGCTTCCTGGTAGGCCTTGATATCTCTGCGGAGATAAACTTTCGTGCCTTTAAAGCCCATCATCCATTCGGCGTAGTAATACTTTCCAAGATCTCCATCCTTTACTCCGTTACGCATAATGGTAGCCTCTCGGGAAGTACGCATGCAGAACATTCGGAGGGTTTCCGGTCGGATAGCAATCTTCTTTTTATACTCAGAATAGAAGGCTTCATCCGGTGACCGGCCCTGAAGCTCTTTGCCTTGGCTGGCTTTCTTATTCAGTACCTCAAAAACAAACTGGTTAAACAACCGGTCGAACTTTTTAAAAGTCATCAGCTCGCCTTTTTTAACCAGCTCCTTCGTGGATTCCGGTCGGTCTTTAGGGTGAGAACCAGTGTACCCGGGGAGATGCTTTTCCAGGTATTCAATGAAACCCCTGAAGGCACGTTCAATATTCTTTGATTGGGCATTATAAGGAAGGCTAAACTGCGCTTTAATACCCATTAAACTTACCAGCGTTCGGGCCTCGGCTTCATCATCAATCGCCTGGTGTTTTCTGCCACCGGCAAAGTCCTTCGATCGGTAATCCTTACCATTATCTATATAGATGCCTTCGCCGGGTCGGCCAAATTTTTCAATACCCCATTTAAAACTCTGAAAGATGTGATCAGAATTAGGATCAGCTTCATGGTTAAATATGCTGATGAACTTATTCGTCTTGAAGTCCATCCAGGCCGTACACCAGGGACGGAAGATCTTGCCGGTTTCCTCGTTAATAACAAAGAGATCGATCACTCGGTGGTCACCAACCCACCAGGCATTGGCAGGAATATCCGACTTATCGCGATCCACATAATCGGCATACTTTTTATTCCAGGCTTCCTCGCCATATCGCGCAAAATAGATCGTACTATCCGAGTGCTCATTTTCCAGCCGGCGTAAAAAGGTTCGGGCTGTCGGGAAGTCCGAAACATCCCGGCCTTCCTTAAATGCCTGGCCCCGTACAATATTCCAGCAGCTTTCAGCCGAGGGCCGGCTCTCCTTTAAATAGAGCGCTTCAAACAATTCATAATCTTCATCGGTAGTCTTGGAATCCCCGCGCCGGTTTCCATAATTAGGGATCAGCGCAGTCAGGCCTTCCTCTTCATACGCCTTCCTGTACCGGTAAAAGCTTTTCAGTGAAACCTTCTCCTCCGGATGCGATTGCTTCCAGGCACGGATCGCGCCTTTCAGCTCCTTACCTTTCAGCTCTCCAAACTGCTGTATCAGGTTCAGCCAGAGATTAGCATGCTCCTTCGCATAATCCGGAGCCTTGGCATAAGCCTCCGCATCCATCTGCTGTTGCAACAGATCATCGTTAGCCTCAAAATGGTCACGGATATAATTAGATCGGTGGGGTTCCGGGAGTCCTAAAGGATTCACTTCAAGCTGTCGGCCACCGCGGCCTAAACCATCCACATATCTATAATATTGATCCGCAATTTTCTCCCGCTTTATGTACTTATATATAGCGTCAGAAGAGAGGGGTATTCTGTCCGTTAGTTCTGAAACCGGTATAAAATTCATTTTTCCCATAATCCGCCTAAGCTGCTTCAGATTCGCGTTTTTCAGAATTCTCAACTTGTCCGTTAGTCTGTCCGTTACTTGGGTACGAGAAAGGGACAACTTCCTGGGCCTGTTTAATGGTTTGAGATATGAGCTTTCTCAACCGGGGAGATCTATTGGCACCCTTAGCTGCATACATTACTGCCGTTGGTGAAACATCCCACTCCTTGGCTTTCTGAGACGCATTTGTCTGCAGGATCTCACAAGCAATTTTGAATTCGTGGTACCTATCTTTTAAGTCCTTCATTAGTTACATTCAGTTGTAATCTTTAATTAAACTTTTTAAGTATAAACTTTTTGTTTTATACTTGCAAGACTTAAAATTTATAACTCTACTAAAAATTTATATTGGGAAAAGAGATCTCAAATAGGCTCCAGCAAGTCGCTGAACTGTTATTCGAGGGGAATCAGGCAGAAATGGCACGTGCTATGGATATGACTCCGCAGGGACTCAATCCATATTTAGTAGGCGATAGAAACCCTGGATTCAAGCTGATTAAACGTTTAGTAGAATTGGGAATAAACGCGACATGGATAGTCACCGGCGTAAAACCAATGCTAATAAAAGATATTACGCACGCGCAGGTTACAAGGATAGATATGGTTCAGGAAGATATAGAGGGCGAAGGCGAATATGCTAACAAAGAGAAGAAGGGCATGGATCACTCAGATCCGGGCAATGGTTTTTTCGCACATATCAATCAGGACGATCTATCAGAGACTGAACATGATCTGCTTGTAGAAGTAAGGCGTTTCTCAGATTTTCTAAAAACGACAGGCGTACCTCTCCAGGTGAAGCGTCTAATGCTCGAGTTAATGATAGAGCACATTGATCAAGAGATTGCACGGCTTCGAGATAATCAAACGTAGTAAACTTCATTTCAACGTATTTTAAATTATGATTTAAGCGAGCCTGAAGGTAGTTTAATGCCGTGTTTATTGGATAGTAAAAATTCTCAAACCATCTCGCAAAAACATGAAGTAATCTCGAAGTTTATGAAGTTTTTCTCAAATTGCCTTTTTTCCCGATATCGCCCTCTACGCCTACATGATCCCCGTTTTTGTGGGCTTTTCCCGCTTCACCCTTGATTCTCAAACCATACACCCCCTTATATTATGAGTTAATAAACGGTGATAATTTTAAAACAAGCAATTCTGTAAACCGAAGCTACGTCCGCGTCCCAGTTAATGCGCTTGTTAGCTGTGCGGCTACAGCTTGAATTTTAGTGAATTTCCTGAACTTCGTTTTTCTATTCCCCACATAATAAATGCTTCATCTGATGATTCTTGATAGCCCATTATCTCACTATATGGAATAGAGACTTTTGAATTTCCTTCAATAGTAGGCCATTCAGCATTAGGATCTAAATCAACCAGTGTGGATGTTTCATATTCAAGTAGGATGTAATGGATAACCTCATCCGAATTGTTCGTAAGAATTACGGCCGATTCTTTTGTTGTAATGCTGAGGTTTTCATCACCAAGTGAATCCACACTACTATTACAGGAAAGAAAAATGAACGAGGCAAAAACGGAGATATAAAGTATTTTTTTCATATCAACACCTTCTGTATTTGTTTAGTAATTAGTACAGCTAACGACCCAGCGTTTAAACGGCACAGGGATTAAGATTTAGTTGAAGTAGCGAAATTAATTCATGGCAATCAAGTTCCATCGAACCCTGTCCCGAGCAATCGGGGCGTCCGCTTTAAAACGCTTTATTATACCAATTTTACTACCGCGATTTAAGTATATCAAGATGCAGAAATTGTTCTTCACGGATTACATGGACGATATATACAATCTCATTTTCCTGCCGATAAAATATCCGGCAAGGAGATAAAACTACTTCTCTATATATAGAGTTCTCAACCTCTTCAATAAGCTTACCACTTTTAGGATGAGGCGCCAAGCGCTCTATTTCTTCGAATGCAGATCGAACTAACTTCTTTGCAGCTGTTGGATTATCTAAAGAAATGTAGTCAGCTATTTCGTCTAACTCATTGAGAGCCGGTACAGTCCAAATTATTCGAGCCAT